AAGTTCTGATATAGCGACTTTTTGAATATATGCAATTGTTCTACTAAACCTAATATCTTCTTGGGCTAGCGTTGCTTTTGAACTAAGCAATTCATCATAACCAAGATATGCCCTAGGAACCTTAAGAGCGGCGAACAATTTCTTTTGTATATATTCAACATCTTCAATTGCGGTTACGTTTGTTCCACCTGCAAGAGACTCAATACGTGTTCCTGATTCAGTACCTCGAACTGGAATAAAATAATCCTCATCAACTGACATTGGATTATAACGCAAATCAACGCGGCCGGTATTTTTATCAATAACTTGATTAGTTTTTAATGCTGCTTTTGCTTGTTCAACATATGTTGGAATATCTTCTGGAGGTACTGCGCCAACATCAATATAAAATACACGTCGTTCTGGTGAACGAACAATGCGATATACCAACATTGCATCCTCAATCAATATTAATTGCCGCCAAATTCTTCGGGCCGGTTCAAGAATTGAAGAACCATATGGTAAAAATGCATCATTTCCCAATAATCTAAAATGTGTTATTTGCCAGTTTTCTAGAACTTGATTGCCTTGTGTAATCCAGCGGAACCTTACTGCCATGGGATCATCAGGGTCATAACCTTCTTCGCGTTCAATTTCATTAACAGGAATTGGAAATGCATTAATCACTCCCATTGATGGATCTACGTCATTAAACAGAAAGAAATCACCATATTTGCATAAATTTCTCAACCACATACGTAGTACAAATTCAACATTTAAAGTATCATAAAATAAATCTTCAAGTATTGTTTTGAGTTTATGATTTTCTGAATGTATATGCAACGACCGGCCAACATCATCAGGACTACAAGATTCATCTGCGTATATGTCAAGAGCCGCTGCAATCTCAGGCGTGTATTCCATTTCTGTAAAATCTGCATACCGACTCATGCGGTCATACATGCCGTATGAGTAAATTACATTACTATAAACATTACTACGAGATTTTTCAAAAAGCGAAAAAACACTTGAAGTGGTTTTTTCACCAGTATTTTTTACTTTTCTTTTTACAACAGGCCCTGATCTAAAGAGCCGTGTTAAACGTTTAAAAAATTTTTCTTGTTCTGCCATGAGCGTTCATTCAGCACATTTGATGGTGTTGAGTATTGTGCAGTAAAAAATATATTATAATCTGCGTATTAATAAATATCGCATAAATTAATTCGTTTTAATTGTTTGCGTTTTATCAGCAATTTTTTCTAGTGCTACGTTTAATTCATATTGTGTTAATAATTTGTTTATAAATTTGGTCATAGTTTCAGGATTTTTAATTGCCCATTTTATTAGTTCTTCTCGTGTCATTTTAACAACCAATCGTATTCCAGATATTCATCTTTTGTTGTCGGCGGCTTGGCTTGTCTGCCGGCTGACGTTACAATTGCCTGAAAAGGATTAAACGTCTGTATGTCATGACCGTTATTTTTAACTTGTGAAAAATTATGCGACTCTTTTGACATTGCATTTACCATATTCTCGTTTATGATTTGTGCATCCTTACTATATTCACCAGAGGCATCATAAAGCCAAGTACCAATTGCTAGACTTATAACAAGATCGTCATGATGATTTTTCATTGCCTGGGGTTTCATTCCTGCCCATACAAATGTTTTTAATTCATGATAAAATCTACTGGAGTATATTTTTAAACGCTTATTCCGAATAACTTCTTCTAGTTTTGCCAGTATTTGAACACGAGTGCGGCCGTTTGTATTAAATCCTGCAACCTGATTGGTGTTACTGGGCATGTAGTTGATAATATAAGCTGCTTTTGAATTTTGATAATATAATTTAGGATAACCAAGATCTTGAAGCTTAGAAATTGTTGCAAAACCAAATGAGTTATTTTCAGGACATACTAACGCAGTTTCATATTTAAGTCCTATTTCGTGCAACATTTCTCCAAACTTATCAGGATGTACTTTTCCCTTATATTCAGCAGCAATTTCATTAGCCGTTGTATCTATAACGTGAAATGCTGAATAATCTTTAGCATCGCCTCGAGCTACGTCAGCAGAAATGATGTACTTGTGTTCTTTTATGGGGTAAGACCACACCCAGATGTTTCTATCATATCCCCAGCGTTCAATTGGTTCTTTGATAACATTATTAATCCATTCAATATCTTCTCGAGATAAGAATGTATCCCCGGATGCTACAAAATCACATAAATGTTCTTGAGCAATTTTTGTTTTTGATAATTGTTTACATTCATTAGCAAACCATTCTTCATTGTGATCGGGGTGCACGTACCACGGAAGTTTAATATGATTAAACTTATTGAGCTTTGCTTCTGCTTCTGTATACAACCGGTGATACTGACCACCGACGCCATTGGGCGTAGACAAGATTATTGCTTTACCACCTGCAGATAGTGTAGGATATAACCCTGCCCATAATTCATCAAAATTTCTAATAAATGCAGCCTCGTCAATTATAAGCAATGACAAACCCTCAGACCGGCCAGCGTCATCAGATGTTGGAATTGCCTTAATAGATGACCCACTAGCAAATTCAACACCTTGAGTGTTGTTTGCCGTCATAGGCGATAAGATAAGCCACTTAGGTATGTGCCTGATTAGTATTTTAACTTTTTTAATAAAGTTAACCGCAGTAAGCCTTTTTGTTGCAATAACTAATATTTGTTGATCACGATGAAAAAGAGCTAACCACGCAGCATAGGCGGCAGTAATTGTTGATAATCCAAGTTGGCGAGCTTTAAGTACAATATTAAGCCGATGTTTGTGAAAATCACCGATACAATCATCTTGAAAATTGTATGTTTCAAACGGTATTAATCCTTTTACAGGATGTTGTATTTTACAATATTTGTTTATAAAATAAAGTGGATCTTTTCCGCACTTTACAATTTCTTTTATTTGGGTATTTTTATTTGTAATAGCCACGTCATTAGCTTGCCGAGACGTCAAAGTGCGCGTTAAATCTATAATAAGCAGTTTTTCTAGGCGTAAAAGCTGACGTATCAATTATTTCAATAGAATCATCGCAGTTAAGGTCTTTTAACGTTAATACCTTACCAGACAAATCTTTAAATTCTTTTTTAACGTTTTTAACATATTCTTTGGTGATCTTTTCTGCTTCACCAAAATTTCTAATTTTTGCCGGTTCTACATCCTGCATTGAACCTAGTGATATAATGACTACGTATTTAGTTGTCAAGATGGTTTTTCCAGTTTGAGCACTAAGTGACGTTTTTATAGATGTTGTTGCACTTAGCGATGATGTAGATGCTTTACCCCATGATGTTTCAAGCACTTGGCCAAGTGTATTAAGATCAGAACTATTCATCGGTTTACCTCGTTAATAACTATTTATTCTCTCGTATAGATTTTCGAAAAGATATATACTTTTCAATTTCTTGTTTTTTCGGTCGCCAACCGGCCACCCATTTATGTTTATGTTTTTCTGCCCAGTGTATGCTACAGGACGAGCAACAGTCATATTTATAGTAGTATGATACATCATCTTCGTTTCTCATAAAAAAATTACATACTGGGCAGATAAACGGAACTATCTTTTTGGTAATATTTTTTGGTTTAATAATAATAAAACCATTATGATGTTCTGTATATATTCGATTTTGATCAAAATCTTTCCATTTACTAGTCATAAACAACCTTTGAATTATTATGTACTTTGGTAATTTCTAGTAAATTATCAACCATGTCTTTTACACCGTCAATATGAGAAATTATTAAAATATTTTTAAAGTAACGTTTAAGTGAATTTAAAAATTGACCGCATGCTTCTAAATTATTTTCATCCAAGCTTCCAAATCCTTCATCAATTACTAGTAGGTTTGTTTTGGGCAATGATGAAATGTTTATTAAAGCAACACGAATTGCCAATGAACTAATAATTTTTTCCATTCCACTTGCAGTTTCAATTCTACGGCGGGAATCTCCGTAATCTATATAAATTTCAACTTGATTAGAATTATGTTTACTGTCAAACGTAAGAGTAAAATTACATGTAGTGTGTAAAATATTTGCAATTTCGGCATTAATCAGTGGTAATTGGTTTGTAATAATCTGAGCAGGTATACCATTTTTGGAAAAGGCATTAATGAACAATTCAAATATATGCCATTTATTGCGTTTTTGAACATATGTTTCTTTTTCTTCGTTTAGTTGTTTAATATGATTTTCACTTAACATTATATGACCATTGGTTGTCATTAGTTCGTGGTCAGCGTTTTTTATATGTTCATTAAGTTTCTTTAATTGAACTTTTGTACTGATTAGATTGTTAACGTGTTTAGTGTTGATAATTTTTTTCTTTAATGCACGTAATTCTATTGTTGCATCCTTTAAACTATCTTGTACTTTATCTAGTTCATATTGAATACGTTGTTTGACAATGTCAAATTCTGATATTGATACTTTTAGTTGTGATTCTGTATTTTCATATTTTTTATAATTTTCTAGTTGTAATTCTAGCTTTTCTTCAATAGCATTATGAAATTTTCTAGTTGTATTGTCAATTTTATCAATTAGGTTACTAATTTTTTCTTCTTGCTTAGGAAGCGATTTTTTGTTTTTATGTGAATCTTTAATAAATCTACACGAAGGATATTGAGTTCCGCAAGGGACTGTGTTTAAAGTTTTTAAAGATTTTTTTTGATTTTTTAATATTGAAGTTTCATGCTTATAATCATTTTGCAACATTGCCAATAATTTTTCAATTTCTTTTTTATGACCAATTTTATTATTAATATCTTCAATATCGATAGCGGTTTTAAGTTTTATTACACTATCTAGATCTTTTTGTGTGTTTTTACAATTCTTTAAAAGATCACTTAGTTCAGATTTTTTATTATTAATTTCTTTTTTCAAATTAGAAATTTTAAATTCATGTTCTTTAATATCGTCATGTGATACAACATCTACAGCCTCTAATTGGGATAGCAATACTGTTAATTCATCTCGCTGTGCACGATATTCTTTTAGATCTTTGCGCAATTCTTTTGTTTTTGTTACGTTTATTAATTTATCCGTTTCAAGATCTTTTATTAAAAGCTCCCAATCTCTATCTGTAAAGCTCTTGAGTTCATGTTTCAAAAAATCTGAATCTTTTTTAATATGATCCAGCATTTTTTCAAATATATCTAATCCTAAAAATCGTGCCAACGTTGCTTTTCTATATGCCGCACCTTCACTTATAAATTTATTAATATCACCTTGTGATGATAACGATGTTAACAAAAAATCCTCACCAGTACCAATCAATTTTCTAATAACTTTATCCGTATCACTGCGCTGAAGACCATTTAAATCATTTATTAAATTTTCATTTTTATCACATTCGAAAAAATTAAGATTAGTTACTGCATGTTGGTGTTTCGTTTTTTTATTTTCACATCGAATTGATTGTCGTTCAATTTTATATGTTTTATCATTAATTCCAATTATTACATCAGTTTTACAATAATCTTTTCTTGCATTCATAAGATCTAGGTTTTTTGCCAAGCCTCTATCTGATGAATTGAACAGTGCGTACATTAATGTGCCTGCAATAGATGATTTACCGCTTCGATTTGGAGCAAATATTCCAGTTATACCGGAAAGCTTATTAAAGTTAACAACGTTATTTTTACCATACGCAAACGTATTGTCAAATTTAAGTTTTTTAATTGACCATTTGATATTACGTGCTGTTGTCTCATTTTTGGTTGCCAAGGGAATATAATGTTTAAGTAAATCTTTTATATTTTCAATATCTTCATCTAATAAATTGTCATCTTTATAATATTCATTTATTAATTTGAGTTGAACGGTTGTACTTCGTAAATCATCATTTGCCAATAATGTTGTATTAGTTTTAATTTTACTAATGTCAAATTCTTTATCAGTTTTAAAAACTATTTCAGAAGCTTCGTTTTGTAATTTAAGCTCATTATAAAGTTGTTTAATGTCAACTTGATTTAAAATTGTATCACTTTTAATACGAAATCGTGATTTTTGCTTAAATTTAGAAGCCTCCTTTAAGGTATCCTGAACCGTACCTTGCCAGTCAATTGTGATAAAAGGATAAGAACTTTTAAGTTCATGAAAATTTACATCAAAATTATTTTTTGTTTTTATTTCCCAAAACAAGAAACCTTTAGGACCAGATTCACCAAAGTTTTGCGGTATTGTGCTACCACAATACGCAATTTTTTTATCTTCTGTTAAGAATTGTGGCTTGTGTATATCCCCCAATAACACATAATCAAAACTATCGAAAAAATCCAAGCCAACGTCACTATCAAGTTCCCAACCATCGTCCGTCGTAGCAGATGATACGCATCCATGAAAGGTTGCGATATTTATCTCCTTGTCAATAGGTACAACATTATTCCAATTGTCTTCATCAAAACAACTAAATACACATAAATTAACGCCTGGTTTAATTGTGTGTACTGTGCTGTTTTTAAATAAATGTAATTTTGGATTATTAAGTGCGTTTATGATTGGTGATATTGCATCTTGTCGAGATGAATTTTGTAAATTACCATCATGATTTCCTAATGTAATATAAACATCACATACATTAGATGCTTCAGTAAAAAACCAATTCAGTTCATCAATTACTTCAGGGGTAATACCTTGTGTTTTAGTGTGAAAAATATCACCACACATTAGAATTATATCAGTTTTTAATTCTCGGCATTTTGAAAAAAATTCTTCAAATGTTTTTCTGTATTCTTGATGACGTTTTAATCCACGATAGTGAATGTCGGCAATGTGAGCTATTTTAATCATAGGCATGCAAAAATATGCATTATATATTGTATAAAACGATCTATATAATGTACATTACTTGTATAGTATCAAAACTAAATTGAATCATTTAACAAGTTTTTTAATGCGTAATATGTGCTCCAATGTTTTTTATACGTCATCAATTCTTCAAATTCTTTTTTCGTAAGATCACCTGGATCTCTATTGTCATTAAACTCTAAATACCAAACATCAATATCATATTGGCACAAAAGCTTAGCAATTTTATGCATTTTAACTTTGGCATCCTTATCTAGCGCTAGCAAGATGGGCGTTTTATGTTTTACTATTTTTTGAAAGAGTGCCGAATCTGCCCTGAGGGTACTACCTAACAAACACGTGGCGTTTTCATTACACTTAGTCAAATCAAATGGACCCTCTACTAACGTTAGTTGTTTGGACCAATTAATGTTAATATCATTAAAAATAACAGCACTTTTCTTACACTTACAGTTAAAATATTTAAATTTTGTTGCATTTTTGTTCCACGTACGACCAACAAAATAATTTAATTTGCCTTCTGAATTAAACGATGGCATAATTACACGATTATAATATTTTGCATCATAAGCTATGCCAAATTTGAAATACCATAAATCACGTTCATTAATATCTCGTGTTTTAAGATATCTTAATGCCTTATTAACATATTGATTATTCATATGTTGATTAGCTGCAAGTAACGTAAAGTTTTTTGGTAATTCAATATCATCTTCAGCGTTAAGCGAATCATTAATAATTTCAGGTAAAGCTTTTTTATGAAATCTTTTAATATATTCTTGTAATTTTTGTGATGTTGAATATTTTTTTAATAGAAATACAAGATTACGACCTTTTATATCACACACCCAACAATGATAAAAATCATTATCAAGTCTTATTGATAATTTTCGTTTTGCAGTGGGTTTGATGTTGTCACATGATGGGCAAACCACCGAAACATTGATACCATCACTTCCAATTTCAACAGCTCCAAATACGGATTGAATGAAATTAATTTTTAATTGCTTATCCATTCTGCATTTTTTTAAATCCAGCCAATGCAACAACGTACGAATCGGCTTCATCATAACACCACGGCTGAATATTGCCATGACGTGTTACAGGCCAACTTTTATTAAGTGTACTTGTTACCCAATCAAAAACTTGTAACTTGATCTTCTTGGATCCTTTTTTACGATTGAGTGGAATATTACAAATTGTTCTTGCATCATGAGCAGAAATACAAATAGGATCAGCTTTAGTTATATTTCTTGTTGAATATGCAAGTAAACCATTAAATTTTGCCAATGTCATCAATGTATGCGCACTTGAGAATCCTGGCCTAAATCTCTGCAAAGACTCTTCAATAAAGACGTTTTGAATATTATATTGTTTTAGAATCTTGCCTAGTTCAGCCATGGCGTAATCAACTTTATTCCACAGCCCTTTGTGTTTTCTCAAGTCAATATGATCCATTGCCATAATAGTTCCAGCTTTGTCTATTATGGTCCATCCAGTGATGCTGGTAGATATATCTAGGCCTATTAGGTTCATCTAGTGGTATCCACTATATGCAGAATATAAAGTGATCTCGTGTGGTTCTGAGGGTCTAGTGATGTTTCTGAAACTTAGCTAGTTCTGTGAGGCGGGATGTCGGTTTGTCTAGACCACATACAAGTGTATATACTCTTAATTTGCCCTCGCCAACTTCATAAATTCCTCTATGAACTAGTGCTTTACCCACAAGATTTGCAATTGTATCAAACCCATATTCAATTGCATCCATTAATCCTTCGACAGATTCAAAAAAATCAGAACCGCCTAATACAACTGCTCCAACGCCTTTGGCTGTGGATAAATCAAAGCCACCTGCAAGAAGTGTTTTTTCCAAATTTGATTTGATAGCTTTACTAATTTCGGTACCGGTCGAAACGTCTCGAACGGTTGTTACACCCATAATCATACAACCATGTAATGATAACAAACTTTCATAGTCCGCAGGATCAAACGTTGTATATGCAGAACTGTTTGTAGTGATGACGTTAAACGTGTGATAAAGGCCAGCAATTGTGTTATTAACCGTAGGCCAAAACTTTTTAACAGTAAGCCGTGGATACAGACGTTTAATTTTATCATTATCCACAATAAGCAATGGTGAGATTTTTTTAGAATCAGATAAGTCTGTTAGTTCTGTTAGCAGCGCTTGGGCGTTTGATGCAACATCAGGTGATGCACACTCGCCGGCAGTTGGTAAAGCTACAATTACACCAACACATTGCTCAACGTTTTCAATACCAATATACGTTAAATATTTCTTAGCAACGTCAACTAACGTCGTACATGACCCGCCGCCAGTACCACCACCGGCACCTACAGTAACGTATATACGTTCTGTTTTACCGAATGTTTTTAACATTAAATCATATACTTGTTGCGTATATTCTTTTGCAGCAGCAGTGCCGTTTTGCATATTTTTACCTGCGCCACTTTTATCATTATCCATATGAAGTTTTTGTTCTTCGGGTAATGCTACGTGTTGCAAATCATGTAAGGACGTATTGACAACTATGGATTTTGTATAACCTAAATTATAAAACGCCTCAGTTATTCTTGATCCCCCTTGGCCAGAACCTACAAAGGCAACTTCAATGCTTCCATTGTGCGAAGACTCAACGCCTACATCTTCTTCTTCGGGTATTTCAAAATCTTCAATTGGTAAATCGGGTATGTCTAGACTCATTTTTATAAAACCTCATAAATCAAATTTTTATAAATTTAAAATATTGTAGTGTAAAAGTACAAATATATATACACTCTTAATAATCTAATCTAACTCTAAATACTAATTCATCGTTTGTACTTTTGTGTATAGGCCTTGATAATACCGCAACTGCTAATAATACATTATCAGGACTATACAAGCCGATTTTTGTTATCATGGTACTAGCACGCTGGGTTTGTTCTTCACCAAGCTCGATAGTGTTAATATGGCCTGTAATTGGGTTAATATAAGTCGGATTAGATGAATAATTAAATTCATTATACCGTGCTCTTATAAAGTACAAAGATGAATTAATACTTGTTTTGTTGGTAAACGTCATTGCGGATAATGAACCACTTGAAAATCGGGCAGAAGCAATATGGTCAACGATGTTATCAATCGATGCTGAAACCATAAAGTCTGGTATAAATTTCGACGTGGTGGCAGTTTCTGTACCTACGCCCCCAAGAACAGTAAAACCATCTGTATTTGCAGCATCGATAGTACCTGATGCAAATTGTGCTCCAGATAATACTTTTTCGAGATCGAGAACAATTGTACCTTGATCAATAAAAGAAAGACCAACTATTCTGTTTGAATCCGTAGCGTCTTTTAAGGGTACTACACGGCCGCCAGGAGATAATAATGTATTGTTAAGGTCGGCTAGGTCATGATAGGTATGTATACCTAGTTCGGAAGTTACCGGCAAGTTTGGTGTAGTTAACGCTAATGATGCAGATTGATAAAACCTAATCGTTGTAGTTGCAGGTTTGATACCGTCTTTAGCAAATAGACGCTTTATTGAAAGAAATAATGCATTACCAATTTTATCAGTATCTGTATTTGAATCAAAAGGTAGGGAAAATTCTAAGTTACTATTACCCAATAATGTTTGCGAATATTGACGATATATATCTACTTTTTCATTCATCATTAGTGTTGACGAAGCAAAAAGCATTTTACCCGATGCATCAATTTCTTGTACTGCGTTCTGCACCGTAGTGCTAGCAGACGCCAGGCCTATTGTCATATCGAAAACGGCATTGGCCTGCTGTAATGTAAAGTTTTGATCATAAATAGTTTCAAAAAACCCTGAGGTTACCTCGGGCCCGCCACCACTACCTGTAGTAAACAGGTTGAATTTTTTTCGAGTAACAGATCCGCTTATAGTTTCTTGAGTAACATCATTAAGAGTTTCTACGTATAGTTTTTCTAATGAAACATCTGCAGGATCAAAATCTTTAAATTTAACAGCCATAGATCATATCTTAAAAATCGTATTTAATCTTAAATAGGTATTTATCTGTATCGCGCTTAACAAGCGGTTGTGCTAATTGTGTTTTCATAACAACGTTTAAATTATTATCAAGGAAATTAATTCCTGTAATATAAACAAATTTTTCGATTGGCTCATTAGCATCATATGACGCTGACACAGGAAGATATGATGGGTTTGAAGATGAGTTTATCATTCCTGCTGGACACGGCACAAGCACTCTCATTACATGAACATCTTGCCAACCTTTAAACTCAACATCAAATGTATCTTTTCCAAAGAATGATAATTCTGGCGCTTTTATTAAGGCTATTCCTTCTCCGTAAAAAATATTACCTACAGAATTCCATGTTGCGTGTTTAGTATATGCATCTGCCCTATATAAGCTACCTACTTCATTATCTTTTAATGTAATTGATATTTTACCATTTGAACATGATAAAACAGAATCCGTTATCTTAAATGTGCCGCGTGTAATTTCTTGTCCATAAAACAAACTATTAATATTAAACACTACCATTTCGTGTGAATTTGCAGTGGCTGTCATACGTGGCAAAACAGGTACCGCAGGAGGATCGTTGGGGGCGCTAACAAGATTAATTAAACCTTGAGTTATAGGATTGAAATCTGATGGTATGGGATTAGTGGTATCTATGGCGGCAACATCATCTTTAAGCCAATAGTTACTACCTGGTGCGGTACCGGTTGCTAGCGTTACTAAGTTATTTAATGTTATCAGGTCGGTTCTTAATGCGCCCATATCATCAGCGTATTTATCCATTAATGTTCCAGAAGCAGCGTTAAATTCTATACTCTTATCGGGATCATCTTCATTGATGCTAGCCGACAGTAATAATGTAAAATTTGGAAAAAATTTACCATTATCACATGGTAAAATTGTTAAATTCCTTTTTCTAAAAGAAGCCGAAGCGTATAAAAGCACGTTTGCTGATGATGTGTCACCAGGCGTAAAAGGGACAATTGATGATGATAGATTAAGTAATCGTGGATATTTTGTGGTTACAAAATCACGAACAAAGTTTTCTAAGTTAATATCACGTCCTGATACGGAAAATGACAAATATGAATTAAATGGATTTATTGTGGTTCTGATAAAATTATTATTGCTATCTACGGCCGTATATGGCGTTAACAAGACACCGCCACTTCCATTTATTGTTTGTCGATTAGGGGCTTCTTTGGTAAAAAATGGCGGAACGTAAAACAACAAGCCATCGGCGGGTGCACCGGTTAATTTATCCAGCCCTTTCAGTGAACCTGAAATAATTTCATCAATTGTTCTGTATTTATTCCAGATTTTTAATTCATGCACTTCTGCGTTTAGCGGATGATTAAATGCAAAACTATCAGGCAAGTCAACAAGCGCATCTGTCAACAATGTTAATCCTTCTCGATTTTGCGTGTTTGTTGCAAAAAATCTGGTTTGTTTACTGGTAGTGTTATTTGTACCTTCGTAATAATTTCCTATGCATAAAACACTTGGATTATCAGGTATTAAACCAGTAGAAGCAGCAGGTGGAGCTATTGAAGATGAATTAAAATTAAACATGCCTTGTTCAACACCATCAACAATAAATGATCCTGTACCAAAATTAATCTTCTCTACTGGGCCCCAACGTACTGCTACGTGATGCCAATGGTTTCTTTTTAGGCAGTTATCGCTAGAAGTAAAAATTAAATTATTTGCAACGCTAGCATCAACAGTTGCAACAGAAGGTGCAATATCCGCACTTTGACTTAGTTGCAACAACAACTTATATCCGTTTGCGTAACCATCAACGTCAGTTGATGATCCTGTAATTACAGATAATGCATAACTTGATGATAAATGGAATATTGTGCCTGCTTTAAAATCACCGTGTGGTTCGTCGGTTGTATAACGTGGATTAATATAACATTCAAATGTAAATGATTCTTGCGGTAAATAGGATCCGGAGGAATAGGTAGGATTATTGAAATTTACACTAGCCGAGTTTGGATATAATAATACACTGTCCGAAGGTACAGATGATGCAGTAAAGAAGTTTAATGTATGATAATTTGTATATGCTAAATTCTGGTTTGGTGATTCAAACGCATAGTAGGGAAATAATATATTTTTAATATATGATGTTATAAACGATCCGGTTATGATGTTTGTAAATTCACCATTT